ACGTCGTCACGCAGATGGACGGGGCGGCTCCGGCTGCCCTGTCCATCGGCGACATGGCCAAGACCTACCGGCACACGGTGCCTAGCGATCTGACCCGGGTCCGCCAGCACCACGGGATCGGCAACGACTCGGACGCGGTCCGATTCCTGGTCGAGCGGGCCGTGGCCGCGCTCGGCAGCCAGCTCGCCGCCGATGACAGCGGCTACCGGCTGGCCAAGCCGTTCGAGGCGTTGCGTTACGAGCGGCGCAAGCTGCACCGCTTCGTCGAGACCAACGAGAAGGACGAGGAGCGGGCGCTGCGCGCGGCGTACAACGACCTGAGCGAGGACCGCCCGTTCTACGTGACCGTCATGGGCGTCAAGGGCGGTACCAAGGAGCGCGGGATGAGGCTGCACCCGCTGGCCCGGGCCATCCCGCAGATCTCCGAGAAGGAGTTCACGGAGTTGGCCGCGGACATCAAGGCGCACGGTGTCAAGATCCCGGTGGTGGTCTTCGACGACGAGGTTCTCGACGGGCGGCACCGGGTCGCCGCCGCAGCCGCGCTGGACGTGCCGGTGCGGGTGGACACATTCCAGGGTGACCAGGCGGCCGCGCGGGATCATGTGATCTCGCTGAACGTGAAGCGGCGGCATCTGACGATGGCGCAACGAGGGCTGATCGTCCAGGAGTTGTACCTACCGGAAGCCGAGACCAAGGCCAAGGAGCGCCTGGAGGCTGGGCGCAAGCGGGGAGCGGCGGTCACCAACCAAGATCAAAGCGCTCTACCATCAAGTGGTGGTAGAGCGACTAGTGGAGCCGAGGCCATCGAGGAGGCCGCGAAAGCGTCCCAGGGCCTAGCCACCGTCGGCACCCTGCAACGAATGGCACCCGTACGCGACGCGCCCAAAACCCGGGAACGTATCCGCAGCGGAGAGATCACCAACGCCATGCAGGCCCGCCGGGAAGCACTCAAGGAGACCGGCCGGGACAAGGTCGAGCCGGCCAACCCGCCGCCGGTCCGGACCGAGACCGCGTACCGGCTGCTTGGCCGGGCACTGGAAAAGGTGCAAAGCGCCTGCGCCAGTATCGAAGCCGGCCATGGGGGCAACGTGTCCAATGAGCAGGTCATCGGCCGCATCAACGAGATCCGGGCACACCTGGACCGGGCCGAAACGCTGACGCACGCCCACGCCGCGTTCGGTCATTGACCGCTGAGCACGACAATGAGCCCGGCCGGGAGGGCCACCATTCCCTCCCAGCCGGGCTCCCACCCCTGCACCAACCCGAGTAACGTCTAATCGATCTTGTCGGGTTTCCGACTCTGGGCACGCTCCCACGGCACGTCGGTACGACGGCGCTTCCTCCAGTACCGCACGCCGAAGTGAATCACGGCGCAGCTCTCCCGGCAGCGTTGGCCAAGTCGAACGCACGATGGCAACGGAGACACAGGCCTATGTAGTCTGACGGGCTCACCGAATACGGCAGTCGGTCGACCCTCCCCCGCCGGCGGACTTCTTCATATCGAACGTCGGTCACCCGGCTCCAGTCGAGCGCCCACTGAATCTGACTTCCTTCGGAACCGCAGTGGGCACATCGCGCCGGCCTCCCGCGTAGCCGTCGTAGCCGTGAGTGAACGGCAGCGTACCCGGCATCGTCGCCCACCCAGTTCGGATGATCGAGACCGTATGCGCGAAAGCCTGGGTGGACTATGGAGGTATCCCCGTACTTCGCCCTTCGGGTGGCGTGTGTCCCACACAGCCAACCCTTGGGCTTCCTGGGGCATCCCTCAATCTCGCACCAGCCGGTGGGGTTCGGCCCGCGCCTTGGTGGCGCGTCCATCGGTCGACCCTTCCGAATCCGGTAGTAGTGCATCGCGCAGTACCGCCACGTTCCAGTGCGCGGCCTGTTGCAGGGATCATGCTGACATGTACGCTCGCCCATGCGGGCACCTCCAAGTCAGGTGTTCCGTCAGGTCCCGGGTGTTCATGCACGCCGGGACCACCTCATTCTACGTTGCGCTGTCTCCGTGCCTTGCGGAGGTAACGGATCCAGAAGTGAATCGGAACCCATAGAACGAGTGCGCCGATCAGCGCGAACGTGACCTCCATCGGGACTGCGCTTACGATCTCGTCAGTCCACGGCCTGGTGTCCGGGTCACCGTCGGCGCTGGCCCAGATCTCCATGCCGATGACCAGCCCGGTCAACCCCAGGAACGCGATCCGCCACCGGGTAGCTGGGCTCACGGCTGGTCCGCCGGTCGTAGGGTCGCCTCCGCCGCAGCGAAGTTCTCATCCTCGCGGTCGCCGAACTGCCACACCTCGGAGCCGTCGCCGAGCAACTTCCACCCCACAACCTCGCCGTCATGGTAGGACAGCGCCAACGCCCACCCGCGGGGGTGGAACACAACCCGGTTGATCAGCCACAGCAGACCGGAGTCTCGCAGCTCGGCGAACGGCCGCACCGCCTCGTCGTGACCTGGCGTCGGCGCGCTCACGTCGGCTGCTCGTTGGCCGGCGCCACGTACGTGGCGAGCGCTGAGGCGACCAGCACCGCCAGCCCAGCCACCTCCGGTGCCAGCTCGACCCCGGCCAGGTGGGCGACGCCAACCACTGCGGTGGCGGTCAGCCCGCCCAGGATCGCCGCTACCAGCTTCCGTACACGTGCCATGTCAAACCTCTCAGTCGCATCGTAGGCTCGGCGGTTCCGGCACCGGGTGCTCCGCCAGCGCCGTGCGGTACTCGTCGGAGGCGGCCAGGTAGGCGGCCAACGCCGCCGCGAACTGCTTCTCGTCCCGATCGGCCACCGCGCGGACCAACTCATCCAGGGCGTCCGCACGCACCTCGGCCAGCCCGCCCAGCAGGGCGGTGCGTGCCACGCTGGCATCACCCCACGCCTGCACGCAGGTGATGATGTCCGCCTGCTGCCGGGCGACACCTTCCACCCGCACAAACCCGGGCACGGCCACCACCGCCAACATCAGCAGCGCGGCGAACAGCGGACGGTCCCGCAGCCAGCGGAACATCAGTCAACCACCGCCGCCAGCAGGGCCAGACCCAGCCCCAGGACCAGCCACGTCGTCGTGAACGCGTACTGCCTGATCACCTGTAGCACCATGGCTACCTCGTCTCGCTTCGTCGATTCTCATGAAGATCGGGGACAGCAGGATCGCGCCCAGAAAGCTGAGCACAGCCGGCCGGGCCCCGCCGAGCGTGATCTCGAAAATGGCCAGGCCTTGGGCGGCGACCACAACCATGCCGTCGCGCAATGATCGGCTCACCGCTCAGACTGCTTCGGTGACGTTGCCGGTGGCGGTCACTGTGAAGGTGATCTTGGACGGGGTGAGTCCCGGTGGGCCGACCGGGCCAGGATCGCCCTTCGCCCCGGTGGCACCCCTTGGTCCTGCCGGGCCGGTCGCACCCGTGGCACCCTTCGGCCCGGTCGGACCCGCAGCGCCGTCCTTGCCGGCGTACATCCGGGCCATCGCCGCGTGCACCTGGGCGTACGCGTCGCCGGTCACCTCATCCCCGGATGTCGCCGACGAGCCCATCGCCTTGCGGCAGGCCAGCAGCGCCGACGAGGTGGCCGGGCCGTAGTCGCCGTCGCTCGGGCCGGGGTCGAACCCGGCGCGACGCAGCAGGTTCTGCAGCGCGTACACACCTTGGCCCTGGTCGCCGCTCTTGAGTCCGATCATGGGATCCTCCCGTTTGGTCTGGCCGGCGAGCACGGACAGGACGCCCGAGAGCGCAGTCCAATCAGCGCAGTAGGCGCACCAGATGCTGATGTGGTCGTGCCAAAGGTGACTCGTGTCGCTGGTGGCTTTGCGGTACGGCCCGGTGTCGTCGTCGCGGATCCGGCCGACCACGTTCACACCGTCGACCGTGCCGTAGAACGAGCGGACCGGGCGCATCCGCGGGTCGTTCCGGTCGGCGGCGGCGACCAACCGGCCGGTGTACAGCTTCATGTTCGCCGCGGACATGGTCAGGTCGATGGCACGCGCCTTGTCGGCCGGGCCACGCTGGAGGTCGAGCGGGAAGCGCACCGAGTACGACCACGGCCAGTTGACCAGGTTCTCCGCGCGGCTTGAGTGGTAGCCCGACTTCCAGGCGTAAATCCCCCCGAGTAGCACCCCGGGGATCAGCGCGTCGCACTCCTCCCACAGCCGCCACAGGGCCCCGGTGATCCGGCTGGTGTTCGGGTTGTCAGCCATCGCCGAGCACCTCGGGCAGCGGGCCGCCGGAGCGCAACGCATCCCACTGCACATCGTCGAGGCCGACCACCACGGCGCCGCCGACGTGGCGGACCTCCCACCGGTTGGGGCGCAGCCGGCTGGTGGCCTGCCGCACCTCGAGACCGCGCAGGACGTCGAAGACGTGCCAGTCGTGCTTGGTGGCGGTCATCGTCATCTCCTCACCGGGTTGTGATCATGGCATGCACAGCGGACACTGCTGGGCGTGGAGCCGATTTCCCGCTGGCGTTGGACCGACACGCTGATCGTGGCCGTGGTGCTCGGCGCGGTGCTGCTGTCGCTGTGGCTGGGCGGCGACCAGAATGTGGACGTGTCCGGCCGCTGGCGGTAGCTCAGCCGGAGACGTAGAGCACTTCGAAGATCGCCGGGCGGGACGTGGCCGCGGCCATCCGGCACTGGCCGGTTCCCGCCTCCCGCTGCCCGGTGACCTTGAACGTCTTGTCCCCAGTCGCCGTGGCGGTGTACGGGGCTTCCAATGGGCCCTTCGCCCCGCGGGACGCGGACACCAGGGTGGTCAGCAGCGTGCCCGAGTCGAGCAGGTTGCCCGAGCTGGAGTCCTCCCGCAGCCGCACCGTGACCGCATCGCCGAGCACCGTGCTATTCCACCCGCCGGTGAACTTCACCCGGTAGGTGCGCCCGGAGACCAACGGTACCTGCCGGGACGCAACCTCCGTCTCGGTGGTGGTGAACGTCGACGAGTCGGCGGTGACCGGTGTTGCGACCCCGATCAGCTCCCCGGGGATGCGCCCGGCGACCAGTTGCTGACCTGCGCTGCTCATCAGCCCCACGCTCCCACATAGGCCTTGCGGAAGAACTCGACTGCCGCGCCGGTCGCGTGCGACTTGACGATCCCGTTGACACTGCGGGTGACGGTCAAGGTGGTGGTCCGGGCCGGGAATGTGCCGGCCATCGCCGCTACGGCGGTCACCGTCATCCGCTCACCGCCGACAATCACGTCGAAGTCGGTCTCGTACACCCAATCGGGTCCGGCGCCGCAGTTGATGTCCACCCCGGTCTCGCTCGAGTCGAGCGCTTCGGCGGTGACGGCCGAATCGGAGCCGAGGATCTGGTAGCCCTCGTCGTCCTCGACGGTCGGCACGGCGAACGGCAACGCCGGGGTGGTGTGCGCGTCGATCAGCCACTCGTCGGTGTGGATCGACTCGGTGAGACCCAACACCAACTGGTACACGTCCTCGGCTGAGATCCATAACGGTGTGTTCTGGATGACGACCAGCCCACCGGGGTCCAATGTTTGCACGGCGGCGACCAGCGCCGACCCGTCGGTGCGGGTGGACAGGCTACGCAGGTTGGTGCGTAGCATCGGGTACCGGTCCTCATCCCACGTGCCGTGGTGCACCCACCAGCCGGCGATGTCCGGCAGGTTCGCGTTGGACAGCACGTCGAACGTTTCGTCCCGGTCGACCCGGCCGGCGGCGGTGATCCCCCGCGGCCCGCCGCTCACCTGGGCTCGCGCCTGCCCACCGTCGCGGCGTTCCGCCGTGGCGTCGTTGGTCATCCCAAGGTCGTCCGGGGTCGGGTCGACCGGTGGGGACAACTGGCCTTCTGTGAAGTCCAACGTCAACCCTGCGGTGCGTGGCAGGTAGAGACTGGCCAACGTGTTGAAGTGCAGGCCTAGCGCCGCCCGCTGTTCAACCAGGATCGGTGCCCGGGAACCCGCCGCCTCAACCTTAGCGCACTCGCCGAGGACTTCCAGGAACGTGCCCGGGTACTGCGGCCCCATCGGCGCCGAGGCATCCCGGTCGCCGGTGGAGGTGAACGACACCCCATGCTCGTCGCACAGCCGCTCCGCCCGGCGGGCGGTTAACTCCCCGACGTGGCCCGAATAGTAGCGCGCCGCGGTCGCCGTCGTCGGCGACGTCGGCCCCCACAGGGCCAAATGCCCCACGTTGACCGGCAGTGTCCACGGCGCGGTCTGGAACCAGCCGAACCCGATCACCTCTACCGCGCCGATGCTCGCCGTGCCAATGTCCACAGTGCCCGAGGCGATCGTGTTCCCGTCGATCCACCCGGTCAGCGTCACGTCGTCACCGGCAGCCTCGGTGACCCGCATGCGGATGTGGTGCAACTGCCCATCCAACAGGTCGCCGAAGTCGCCGGAGATAATCCCGAAGGTGGTAAACGGGCTGACATTCAGGCTTACCTGCATCTCCAGGTCGGAGAGGTCTGGCGCGACGAGCACTCTGTAAGTGCGGTCGTCGCCGACTACGCCGACCCACCAGAACTGAGGCTCCTCGTCGCCCCACCCGCCCGGATCTGGCGCCCGGAACGCGAAGTCCACGGTGAACCCGCCGGCCGCGCCGGCGACCCGACCGGCCATCTGCCCATCGTCTATGTTCCCGCCGAGCATGGCTGCGGGCAACCACGGTGCCAAGAACCCCTGCCCGAACTGCGCACCCTGCCCAGGTGAGTCCCGGACCAGCCGCGTCCCGCCGACCGTTGCCACGGCAGACTGGGCACCCTGTGGATCCTCCAACGTCCAGTACCCGGTCGGATCTACGCTCTGGCCCTCGACGAACCGGCGGATTGCCGAGCGTAGCGGAGAGGACTGTGCCCCCAGCCGCCGCAGAATCCCCGCCGCCTCCACCGGCACCCACCGGTCGTTTTGCGACACATCAGAACGCGGCGGCCACGACACCACTTCCTGCACCGTACGCACCGTAGGCGTGTCCCCCACCAGCCCGGCCGATACCCGGATCGGGGTGTTCGCGCCGATCAGCCCGAACAGGTCGGACATCGGGTTCCGCGGGGAGTACCGGTTCGACACCGACGTGTTGACCTTCGACAGGCCGTTGTTGAGAACCAGGGTGAGCCCGGCCGGGTCGGCCACCCCACCATCCGCCTGGTTCGCCACCCCCCGGTCGATGTTGATCGGCGCGGTGGTGCGCACGTCGGCGCTGATGTCATTCCACACGCCGGAGTAGAACAGCTCGACCGTGGCAGTGACCAACTCGCCGCTCACGCAGCCCGCACCTCCGCCCGTAACGTCGGGTTGGTCCTAAGCGCCTCCCGCAGCAGCTCGGCCAGCAGCCTTGCCGCGCGCGACCCGTCGACATGCACGTGGATCACCGACGGGCCACCAACCCCAGCCGCGCCGCGGCCGCGCGAGAGTGGCACCACAGCCTCAGCGCCACTCTCACCCAGCACCGCCAGGGTCGGCCGGGTCACAATCCCACCCGCGGCCAGGTAGGGCAGGTTCGGCGTTGACAAGGTGATCGACGGGATGTTGATCCCCATCACGCTGCCACCGCCCAGGGTGAACGACAGGTTGTTCCACTTGGAGATCAGCCAGTTCACGGCGCTGCGGAAAGCGTTCTTGATCCCGTCGAACAAGCCGCGGGCCGCGGAGCTGATCCGCCCCGGCAAGCCCTTCACGAACGAGACGACCTTGTTGAACCCGTTCACGATCCGGTCCTTGGCGCCGATCGCCCAGCCGACGACCCTGGTGAACAGCCCCTTCCAGAAGCCGAAGTAGACCTGGATGCCGCGCCAGACCATCTTCGCGCCGGCCACGATCCCGTTCCACACCGACCGGATGCCCGGCCAAAGCGTGTTCTTGATCCAGTTCCACACGAACAACGCCGCCGCCTTGATGCCACCCCACGCCCAGCCCCACAGCCTCTGGAACCAGTCGGTCTTGGTGGCGATAAGCACGACGATGGCGATCAACGCAGCGATAGCCACGATGATGATGCCGATCGGGTTGGCAGTCAGCGCGACGTTCAGCAGCCACTGCACCGCGGTCCACACGATCGTCGCCGCCCGGATCGCCATCTGAATCCCGTGGTACACCTTCAACCCGACGTTCACGGCCAGAATCACCGCGGCGATACCACCCAGCGCGATCGCCAGGTTCTTGACCAACCCGGCGTTATTCTGCGTCCACGTGCCAACGTTGCGCAGGATTGGCACACCCTCACCGAGCAGGCCGAATACGGTCGATGCGATCGGCTCCAGGGCCACCAGGCCCTCGTTCTTCAGCTTGGCCAGGTTCTCCTTCCAGGAGTCGGTCTCGTCAGCCAGGCCAGTGATCGTGTCCTCGTTGGCATCCAAGGTGGCCATCAGGTCGTCGATCTCAAACCGGCCCTCCAGGATCGCCGCGGCCATGTCCGGACCAGCCTTCGTACCGAAGTTTTCCATGGCAATCGCCTGCGCCTCGGCCTCCGACCCTGCACCCTGAATCGCCGCGATCGTCTCACCCAGCATGTCCGGCAGGTCGAGACCCTCCTTGGCCCACGTGCCGGATGCTTTACGCAGCCCGGCCATAACCGTCTCGGTGTTGACGCCTTCCTTCTGCCACTTCCCGAACAACGCAACCGACTCGTCGAGGGTGAACCCCATGTTCCGCAGCGGCGCACCGAACTGCACAACCTTGCTGGTCAGGTCGCCGATGCCGATCCCTGTGGTCTGGCTGACCCTGAACAGCTCATCCATGGTGGACACTTGGTCTTTGGCGGCAACACCCCAGTCGCCGAACAGCCGGGTGACGTTCTCTACCTGCAAGTCCTCGCCGGTGATCTTCTCCAAGTCGAGGAACGTCTTGGTCAGACCCTCGAGATGCTCACCGGTCGCACCCGTCATCGTGTTGAAGTCGGCGAGCACCGACCCGGTTTCGGTCAGGTCCGCGGACACCGTGCCAGCCACGTTTTTGAACGACGTTTTCAGTCCGTCTAGGGCTGGGCCGGTGGCACCGGTGCCGACGCGGATGGTGTCGAACACCTCGTCGAGCGTGTCGCCGACGGCGACCAGCCCGGCGCCGGCGGCCACACCCATGCCGACGATGGCCATGCCCATCCGGCCGACGTTCTTCTCAACCTTGCCGATCGTCCCAGAAGCCTTATCCCGGGCCAGCAGGTTGAAAATGAGGCTCACATCCGACGCCACGGAATGCTCACCCCACCCTCTTCATCTCGGCCTCATACCGATCGAGCCAGTTCAGCAGCTGGTCAGCTTCGTCGACGGTGAGCAGCTCCCACTCCCACGGCCGCACACCCAGCAGATGAGCAGCGTTGCCCAGCGATCTCATTCGGCGATCGGCAGCTGCGCTTTTCCCTCGGCGTCCGCATCGTCGTAGGCGGCCACGATCTCAGCGTCGATCTTGAGGAGAGCCGCGTCGCGTTCCTGCCCCGACAGGTTCTCGTCGATGCCTTCCCGCAGCCGCTGGTACTCCTGCCGGGAATACTCCAACCGCAGCTCATCCCACGCGAAGTCGACATCCTCCCACCGAGTGCGCGGATGCTCACGGCGCAAGAACAGGAACAGCAGGGCACGCCGACACAGCGACGAGCCCTGCAACACCTTCGCGGTGAACTCGGCGAAGTTGAGATCGGTGCGCTTCTCCAACATCTCCCGTTCGGTGGCCCGCAACTTCCGCGGGTTGTACGCCCACCGCTGCGGCTCAGCCGAGCCTTCGGGTTGGTACACCAGATACACGACGACTCCCTACTGGGCTCGGTCGGCGATGCGTTGCGCCATCGACTCGACAGCGGCGTGCACTGCCTGTTTGGCAGGCTGATGCCCGGCGCGGGCGGCGCGGTCGAACCACTCCGATGGCACGGCCACTTGCTGCACCCACCGGTCGGTGTTGAACACGGGATGACGCCAACCCTTCGGCGTGTTCAGCGCCTTCGGCGCGTTGGTGAACCCGCGCGGCATGTTCTTGCGCCGCACCCGCAGCGCCACACCGGTCTGCCGGCCGGAGAACCGAACGGCTGGTTTCATCTGCGATGCGACGGTGGTCCGCAGCGGCGATCCGCCGTGGGCCAGGCCAGCGGTGCCGATGCTCATCAGGTTCGACCGGGCCTGCTCGGCGACCGGCTCCAGCACCTGTTTGAGGTTGGTCGCCAGCTCCTTCTTGAGCTTCTTGCCGTCGGCCTCCTGCTTCAGGGCTCGGCCGACGTTGCGTAGCGACTCCTGGTCGGCCGACAGCTCGATCGGCATCAGGCGGTGCTCGTTGCCCTGACCAGCACACCCGAGAGCGGGAACGAGTAGTCGGCCTCGTTGACGTCACCGACCGACCCCATGATCGGCGCCCACTTGTTGATCAGGATCGACCCGGAGTACTGCGGGTTGGAAGTGGACACGACCGCATCGTCGGCGCGGACGGTGAACGCGACCACAGTGCGCCGCAACGCCCACATGATCTCGTCGAGCTCGCCGGCGGTGTGGGAGTTCTTGAAGCTCACGCCGAGGGTTCCGGACTCCTGCCCGCCAAGGACTTCCTTGGCTCCGCCGGACGCGTAGGTGGAGACGTCCTTCTCCTCGAAGTCGTCCTCCAGTTCAACCTTCGCGCACCACTGCGTGAGGTCGTTGCTGTTGATGCTCAACACGGCGTCGAGCAGCACCTTCTTGGCCATTGATCTACTCCTCTACTCGATGCCGATTGCAGCGACGAACAGGAACGACTCGCCGGTGCCGCCGTTGTCGGTGATGTCCCACACCACCCGGTACCAGGTGTCCGCGTGGGCGGTGCCGTCGGTGCGCAGGATCTGCCCACCGGGTGCGGTGGCCGTGGCGAAGCTCAGCCGGGTTTCCGGGGTGACGTTGAACGCTTCCGCCGAATCCGACTGGACGATGATGTCGATCTCCGGGATCAGGGTGCCGGCCACGGACAGGACGTGCAGGCTGCCGTACAGCCGTTGTCCGGCCGCCACCGCGCCGAGCTCGACCGCCGTGCCGTTGCCGTCGGTGGTGCGGGCCACGCCGGACGGGTGGGCGAACTCGCCGCGGACCAGTGGCCAGGTGCCGGTGGCCTTGGCCGACCAGGGTGCGACGTCACCGACGGCGGCGAACAGTTTGATCGACGAACGTAGCGCCTTGGTGAGGTAGGCGATCGAGCCGACGCCGGTGTCCGACGCCGACTCGGCACCCGCGGTCCACGCTTCGAGGACCCGCCGGTCGGCCCACGCCTGGTCGTCGATCTTGCCCGGGTCGCCGGCCTCCCACTGGCCCTCGGCGTTGATGCTGACCGTTTCCAGCCCGCCGAGAACCTCTTTGGCACCGCCGGAACGCCAGTTGGTGATCTCCTTGGCCTCAATCTCCGACTCGATCTCCACCTTGTTGGAGTGGCCGGACAGGTCGGCGGCGCCGACGAACAGCCGGGCGTCGAGCAGGACAAGCTTCGCCACAGCCGACCTCCTTCGCTAACTGGGTACGATGGGATGCATGGCCGACCGCAAGCAGACGACGCATATGCTTGCGATCTACGACGTAAGCGGCGGGCACATGGCGGCGTGGTCCATCACCGCGGATGCAGCTGACCACCTTCGCAAGCAGTTGCCGGAGCCGAGTTACGAAGCGCTGTTCTCCGACGAGCAGCGAGCGGCGATTGCCGCCGGCGCCCTGGAACACATGATCTTGCTGCCTGGGGCCAGCGAAGCCGCAGCCTGACCGGACACCATCACTCCACCACCTTGACCTGGATGTCCACACCGATGTACTGGGTGCCGGCATGCTCGTACCAGCGGGGTTTCTCAACCCGGCGCACCCACAAGTCGTCTGCGAGCCCACCAAGCGCTGCCTGGCCGGGACCGCCGCGCGCCGCCTCAATCGCATCCTTGACCGACTCGTCGTTGCCGGTCGAGCAGTACGCCCGCAACAGCCGCTGCGACGTCTGGTCATCGGCGCGGCTGACCAGCAGCCGGCAGGTCAACTCGATCTCGGCCGTCTTCCCGAACGTCTTGTCGTAGTCGGCGGCCGGCTCGGCAACGAAGAAATGGGGCTCGGTGATCGCATCGGGGACGTGCCCGGTGGCGGTCAACGCCGGTGTCGACTCGGCGTTGCCGGCGGCGGCGGCGATGGCCGCGCAGATCCCGTTGAGATCCATCAGCCGAACCCCGGCAGCACAAGCGACTCGACCAACTTGGCCACGTCCGGGTCGAGCCTGGACACGCGCACCGTTCCCCACTCGGCAGACCCCAACACACCCTCAGGGCTGTCCTTCCGCTTGTACAACCGCAAGGCCTGGATCAGCGTCGCCTCGCGGATCACCTGCGGGATGGCCGGCCAACCCCACTTGGCGGTGACCTGCACCCGCGGCCCGGACAGGAACGACCCGGACAGGTGCAGCAGCGACGTGACCGGCTCCAACTTGGCCAAGGCGTCGGTGGGTTCGGCCTCGACCGAGGTGGTCACCGCGGTCCACCCGTTGGCGGTCGACCCCACCTCGACGATCAGCCCGACGGTGGTGCCGATGTCGTCGACGAGCAGGCGTTGACCCTCCCGGTCGGCGACGACCCTGCGCCGCGGATTGAGAATCCGCGCGGTGGCGGTGGCGTCCAGGTAGAACCGGCGGCCAGTGTGGATGTCGATCGAGCGGGACGCGGACACGATCTTCTCTTGGAGCAGCGCATCCCGGCCGGTCGGCTCATTGAGCGACTCCTTGACCAACTCCAGGCTGGTGTACACGGGCAGGTACGGGGGGGTGCCCGGGGTGGCGGTGACCAGGACCTTCTGGTGCTCGACACCGGCGCCGGTGCCGGTGACCGTCCAGGTGAGCAGCCACCAGCCGGCCTGGGTGTAGGTGACGGTCGCGGTCCACGTGGCGCCGCTGTCGGCGGTGGCGGTGGCGGGTGTGGTCTGGGTGGCGTCGGGTGCGGTGACGGTCAGGGTGGTGTCGGTGGTGCCGTCGAACGGTGAAACGGTGAGGGTGGCGGTGGCAACGTCGCCGACGTCGGGCATCGTTTCCCTCCTCAGCTCAGGTTGTGGTCGCGGCGAGGGCCGCGGTTGGCGCGGTGGCGACCAGGGTGCCCGGAATGATCTCGTCAGTGGCAACGGTCAAGGCACCGGCGGTGACGGCAACGCTCGCACCGCCCAGGTCCAATTCGAGCGCGAGAATGGCGACGACCACGAGCCCTGGGGTGGCGGTGATAATAACCGCGGCGGGTGTGATGTCTACGGAACCAGCAGTGATCGTCAGCGTGCCGGGGTCAACGTCGACGTTGGCGCCGTCCAAGGCCAGTCCGAGGCCGATGGCCAGCGTCCCTGGAGTTGCGGTGAGGCTCACCGCGGCCGGGGTGATGTCCACGGGGCCAGCGGTCATCGTCAAGGCGCCCGGGGTGGCGGTGACGGTGATCGTTGCCGGGAAAACGGTGAGGCCTTGGCCGACGGCGATAGTCCCACCGGTGACGGTCACCGTGACCGGATCCGGGGTGATGTCCTGGCCTGGCGCGCTGGTGGTGACGGTCAGGGTGCCAGGGCTCGCGTCGACCACTACGACAGCCGGGACGATATCCGCTGTGGCAGTTAGGACCAGGGTGCCTGGGGTGGCGGATACCGTGACCGGATCTGGGATGACGTCGACCGTGGTGGTCAGGGTCAGCGTGCCCGGTGTGGCGGTGATGGTCGCCGGGTCGGGTACGACGTTGACCGCGCCGGTTGTGACGGTCAGGGTGCCCGCGGTGCAGGTCACCGTGACCGGGGCTGGTGTGACCGGTTGGCTGCCGCCTTCGGTGGCCACCTCGACCGTACCCGGTGTGGCTGTCACTGTGACCGGGGCCGGGGTGATCGCCGCCGTGGTGGTGATCGTCGCCGTGCCTGGTGTGGCCGTGATCGTCGTCGCGGCAGGGGTGATTTCGACCGTGCTGGTGATGGTCAGCGTGCCGGGTGTGGCGTCGATTGTTACCGCGGCCGGGGTTATCTCCAACGCCGGAACTTCCGCGACCGAGAACTCGACCCACGAGTCGGCATTGTTGATCGACAGAGTGAAGTCGCGGGAGCCGCCGCCGCCCGCCTTCTTCAGCCAGAGCGACACCGATAGCTTGTCACCGGCGACGAATGGGCCAGCGAGCACCATGGTCTGCGTTTTCACACCGGTGGTGTTGTGCTCGGATGAGGCCGTGGAGCTTTCCTGAAGGACGTCGGAGCTGTTGTACCGATGAACTATCCACTGGTACCGCAATGTGGCCGCGGACACTGCCGCCATGGAAATGGACGTGTCGATTGCCACGCTGGCGTCCACCGTCGTACCGACGACCCGCCAGAACTCCAACACCTTGATGAAGCTGCCGGAGCTGACGCTGCCCGACCCGATTGTGGTCGGGGTGCCTTGGATTTCGGACAGGTCATGGATGATCCCGCCGGCACCGGGCTCGTCCTGGGTGTCACGCAGGAAGTTGCGCGACAGGGCCAGAATGCCGGCATCGGCGAAGACGAAATCCAGGTCGGTGACGGTAGTCGGGGTGCCCACGCCGATGGAGGTCTCATCAGCCCGGTTGAGCGTGAAGTCTTCGACCATGAAGTCGGCGTCGGTCTGCGAGAACTCCCATCCGGATGCCGGGTCCTGGTCCCGCCAGTTGTCCAGATGCTCGTCGAGGTTGGCCGCCTCGATCGCCGCGTCGCCGAACGTGTCGGCCGCCCAAGGCAGCTCGTTCGCCCAGATCGCCGCGGCGGCGTAGTCGGCACCCGGGCCCTCACCGGAGGTCGCATCCTTGGTGCGGATGCTGCCGCCCGTGGGTGCCACCCAGTCCAGTTGGGTGTCTACGGCATCGGCGTGGACCCATATGCCTGTTGCGATGTTTTTCAGGCTGAACCGGGGGCGCACATCCCCCGTATTCTTGCGCGCGACCAGCAGGTGCCAGTCATCAAAGTCGACAACCGGCCCCTCGGTGGCCCAAATCGACGCGCCCTTCCAAAAGATGGTGCCGTCGCTCAGCAGCCCGACGCCGCCAAGGTCCCCACCGGTCGCGTCGTACAGTTTCACGATCCATCGGAAAACCGTGTCGGCGGACGGCCGGAACAGGACCGCAATCGTGCCGTACGTCGTCGAGTCGACACCACCGAGCCCGGTGGAGAACGTGATGTCGTCGGCGTTGCCGAGCCTGCGGACGACGATCGACACGGGTCAAGCCCTACCGGAGGCCCTCGACGTCATCGGAGAACGCCCGGAAGTCCTTCGCCGACGCGAGCGCCGCAGCGCCAAGGTAAATCTGCTCCAGCTGCTTGAAGTCGGTGATCGCCGAACCGATGATGGCCGCGTCTCCGGCCGTGAAACTGTACGTGTTCTCCAGCCCGGTCGCGCCGACGCCAGCGTGCCAGGCGCTGAACTGGGCAACATCGGCGAACGTGTCGCGCAGCGTTACCGCGAGCCGGCCGATCGTCTGGTTGATCTGATCCTTGGTGAGCAGTGCACCGAAACCTGCAGCCATGTCATTCCCTCCATCAAACGGACGTGCATCCCTCAGGCGAGGGTGACGAGGATGTTCGATCCCCAGGTGGCCGTTATGTCCCCTCCGTTGGGATTGACGGGCAGCCCGGTGCTGGCGCTGTCCCACGTCACCACCAATGGGGACGTGGACGGCGTACCGGTGTCTTTGTAGACGGTCAGATAATCCGCCTCGTCCCCGGTCACGGACGTGAACGTGATCGCACCCGTCAGTGACACGACGCCGGCAGCGACGCCGGACACCCCGATGTCCGCCACGTTGGCGACCACGGTCGCGTCGTTGA